GCTGCTTGGGATGCTGCTGAGGCTGCTCGTAATGCTTACGAAGCTGAACTGAAGAAAGTACAAGAGGAGAACTCTAATGACTAAACTTGAAAAGCTGAAGGCTGCTGAGGCTGATGCTTGGGCTGCTTATGATGCTGTTGCTTATGATGCTGTTGATTATGATGCTTACGCTGATGCTTGGGATGCTGCTTGGGCTGCTTACCAAGCCGAACTGAAGAAGATAAAAGAGGGGGAACTATCATGACTAAACTTGAAGAACTGAAGGCTGCTGCTGCTCGTGCTTCTGATTGGGCTTCTTGGGCTACTGCTTGGGCTGCTCGTGCTGATGTTGCTTATATGGCTGCTCGTGCTGCTTACCAAGCCGAGCCAGAGAAGACACAAGAGGAACAAACAAAGGTAGTAGAATAATGACTGAGCGTTATCTAGTTATGTTTGAGGTAGAAGAGGGTGAGTGGATGTACGCCAGTGCAGAAAACCCATTCACCTATGACTCTAAGCCTCTTATCTTTGATACTAAGGGCGAGGCCCACGCACATAGCCTTCGCTACAATACGGGTATCATTGTTGAGCAATCAGGAACAAACCCACGTGCAGCTATTCGTGAGTCAATATTGAAAGGTGTTTAAATGTACACAGTAGAGATAGAGCCTGATGCAAGTATTATCACCACACTCGACCAGAGAGACGAGTACAACGATGTTGAGGTTGTCTTTGCTGATGATGGGACTGTTTACATACGTCAGTATGATGAACATATGAATGAGCACCAAGTAGTGTACATGAGTAGCCAGCAGTGGCTCGACATATACTCAGGCTATAAAAGCCCAGAGGGTGCCTACTACGTTGATCTTAAAGGGGTTTCTAAATGAATGAGTTAGGACAGGGGTTTTTTGCTGGCTTATTCACTCTATATGTAATAGCTATACCCTTGCTTTTGCATATGGTTGAGCCAGAGGATGAAGAGGCTGACCCACGTGGACCGCTAAAGTTTGCATTTATGTGGCCATTTGTAGCTATGCAGGTGATCTACATGATATTTATAGGAGAGAGACAAGATGACTGAATTAGCCCTAGTTAAGACATTACTTAACCGAGAGTTTTACGACAACCACAAAGGCATTCGTTGCCCTGACAAGATATTCAGCAAGGACGTGCGTAAGATCAAGCAATCCTTGGACCACGCTATGCGTACCTATGACGGCGACCTTACACTGTCAGACTTAGAGGCTTTGTTCTACTCACAGAACCAGACGATGACGACAGCAACTAAGACAGCCTACGGTGACTTGTTCCGCAAGATGGCCAAGGCTGATGTAGTCAAGGAAGAGATTGCAGACACAGTGTTGAGCCAGTTGTTCCAACAACATGTAGGTGACTTGGTTGCCAACCTAGGCTTTGACTTTGTGAATGGCTCAGAGAAATCACTAGAGCCATTGCGCCGTATCTTAGATGCATACAAGGATGACTTCACACCCAACGTAAAGATCGAATGGGAAGACATCGACATTGATACACTGCTTAAGGCTAATGACCTACAGACACAGTGGAAGTTTAACATCCCTAGCCTACGCCGTAAGGTTGAGGGTGTATCAGGGGGTCACTTGTTGTTGTGTGGTGCACGTCCGAACACAGGTAAGACATCATTCCATGCATCACTTATTGCTGGGCCTGAGGGCTGGGCACATCAGGGTGCCAAGTGTGTAGTACTTTGTAATGAGGAAGCATATGAACGTGTAGGTGCACGTTACCTTAGTGCTGCTGCTGGTATGACAATGGAAGAGGTCAAAGGCAACATAGCCTTAGCACGTTCACGTTATGAACCTGTGCGTAAGAACATTCGTATCAAGGATAGCACAAACAAAGACATGCAGTGGGTCGAATCCCTAGTAAAGCAGGAGCGTCCTGACATTCTTATCCTGGACATGGGTGACAAGTTTGCTAGTAAGACCAGCGACAAGTCAGATGTGTACCTCAAAGATGCAGCTATCTATGCACGTAACATTGCTAAGCAGTATGGCTGTTGTGTTGTATGGATGTCACAGCTTAGTGCTGTAGCTGAGGGTAAGGTAATCGTCGATCAGTCAATGATGGAAGGCTCTAAGACAGGTAAGGCAGCGGAAGCAGATCTTATGGTGTTGATCTCTAAGAACCCCGTAGTAGAGGGTGCTGAAGAGCAAGACACACAACGGCACTTGAATATTGCCAAGAACAAACTTAAAGGTGGCTGGCATGGTGTAGTGCACTGTGAGTTAGACGGTGGACGATCACTATACACAGCCTAAAGGAGAGAGCGATGAAACTGGTATTAGACGTAGAGAATACTACGCAAACACGTAATGGCAAACTGCACTTAGACCCGTACGAAGAGGGTAACTTCCTTGTGCAGGTTGGGATGCAGAACGCTGATGACAAAGACGAAACCTTTATTGTCAACATTGACCATGTAGAGGCTAAAGATACCAGTGGCGCTGGGCGTAAGCTTACCCAAGACATACTTGATATGAC